GCCCGCCGTAAGTACAAAGAAGCGGCTGAAAGCTATGACACAGATGCTATGATGGCTGCTCAAGAAGCATTGACAGAAGCGAAGATGAAAATGGAGCAAGCGAAAAATTTTTCGCCAACCCCTTTACAAACTCGTGAAGTAGATGTACAAATACAACAAGAGCAACCAAAAGCTCCCGAACTTGATGAAAAAACCTTGCGCTGGCAAGCCAAAAACCAGTGGTTCGGAAGTCCTGGTTACGAAGAAGTTACGGCCTTTGCACTAGGGCTGCACCAAAAACTAGTAAGCACCGGGTATAACCCGCAACAATCCGAGTACTTCGAGCAAATCGATTCTCGCTTAAAACGTACTTTCCCAGAGATGTTTACATCACAGGAAGACGAAGACCGCGGCCAAAAAGCTGCCCCAACAAAGAAACCTGCAACGGTTGTGGCACCATCGTCTCGTACTACGGGCGCTAAAAAAACGGTGAAGATCACTGCTTCGCAAGCTGCGACGGCAGATAGACTTGGGATACCCCGCGATTTGTATGTTAAAGAGTTCTTAAAATTGGAGGCTAATAATGGCTAATAACCGCACACAACGTGACCTTGAGACACGCGAGCAAGAAAAGAGATATGTTTACACCCCGGCATCAACATTGCCTGACCCTGCACCTGAGCCTGGTTTTACCTATAGGTGGATTGCTACCGCGATCTTAGGCCAAGCCAACCCCACGAACGTTTCTCAGAAACTACGTGAAGGCTGGGAACCGGTCAAGGCTGTTGATCACCCTGAGCTGATGTTGCAAGGTGACAAAAACGGTAACGTGGAAATTGGTGGTCTTATGTTATGTAAGGCGCCAACCGAAATGGTACTGGCTCGTAAGGAATACTACGAGAACCAAGCAAGAGCTCAAATGGAGTCTGTGGATAACAACTTCATGCGTAACAACGACGCCCGCATGCCGCTGTTTGCTGACAAGAAATCGTCAACAAGCCGTGGAGGTGGGTTTGGAAATGGTTCAAAATAAACTTTTGGAGGTTTAAATGGCAACAACTGCTAGTCCTTATGGACTCTTGCCGCTAAATCTGATTGGTGGTCAAAGCTTCACTGGTGGTTCAATCCGTGATTACGCTATGACTGTTAACAGTGCAACGGCTATTTTTAAAGGCGACATCGTCGCTATCGGCGTGGCTTCAGGCGGACAGCCTACAGCACTTACTGCTACACCTACGACTTCAACTCGTGGTTTAGTTGGTGTGGCTGTTGGTGTTAGCTATGTTGACCCTGTTTTGAAGTATCAAGTGTATGCAAACTTCTTGCCTGCTAATGCTATTTCTGCTGGTTACACTAACGTGGCTATCCGCGTTGTTGAAGATCCAGATCAGTTATATCAAGTTCAGGCTGACGGTCCAATCGCTTTGACTCAAATCGGTCTAAACGCTGAATTGACAAACTTCGGTGGCTCAACAACTACTGGCAACTCTACAATTGCTTTGGAGTCAACAACTCCAGCAAACACAGCTACTTATGCTGTACGTATCGTTGACTTGGTTAATGGTCCTTTCTCAACCCCAGGTGATGCTAAGACTGACTGTATCGTGAAGTTTAACTTCGGCGTGCATTCATATTATCAATCAGCTGGTGCAGCTAACTAATAGAGGAGCTTAAACATGGCTATTTCTCGTTCACAGCTCCTTAAAGAGCTACTACCAGGTCTAAACGCATTGTTTGGTTTAGAGTACAAACGCTACGGCGAAGAGCACAAAGAATTGTACGAAACAGAGAAATCTGAGCGTTCATTCGAAGAAGAGACAAAGCTTTCTGGCTTTGGCGCTGCTCCTGTTAAGAATGAAGGCGCTGCTATCGGTTACGATAACGCGCAAGAAGCTTTTACAGCTCGCTATACACACGAAACTATTGCTTTAGGTTTCTCAATCACTGAAGAAGCGGTTGAAGATAACTTGTACGACAGCTTGTCTGCTCGTTACACTAAGGCATTGGCTCGTGCTATGTCATACACCAAGCAAGTTAAAGCTGCTAACGTATTGAACAACGGTTTCAACGGCGCATACCTAGGTGGCGACGGTGTTTCATTGTTCGGCGTAAGCTCAGGCGGTTCACGTGTAGGCCACCCATTGGTAAACGGTGGTGTTAACTACAACAGCCCAGCTACAGCAACTGACTTGAACGAAACAGCGTTGGAAAATGCTGCTATTCAAATCGCTGCTTGGACAGACGAGCGTGGTCTTTTGATCGCTGCTAAGATTCGCAAATTGGTAATTCCACCATCATTAATGTTCGTTGCAAAACGTCTATTAGATACAGAATTACGCGTTTCTACAGCTGATAACGACATCAACGCATTGAAACAGATGGGTACTGTTCCAGAAGGTTACACTGTTAACCACTTCTTGACAGACACAAACAACTGGTTCTTGTTGACTGATGTACCTAACGGTCTTAAGCACTTCGAGCGTTCACCGATGGCAACATCAATGGATGGAGACTTCGACACAGGCAACGTACGTTACAAAGCC